GCAATCTGACCAGGCATCATTGCCATTTGACCAGCTTGGCTAAACATTGATTGTTGTACGCCCTGTGCGGCTGTTTCAGCTTGGCTCACAGCTTGCTGTCTAGCAGCATCCTGCCTTTCATTTAATTGCTGTAGCTGAGTCTTGTACGCCACAGAGTTAGGATCTAAACCTCTCTCTGCCGCCATCTGTTGAAACTGCTCTTGCTGTCTCTGAAACTCAGGAGCCATTTGTCTTTCAAACTGCCCCATAACATTCTGCCTAGCTCTCTCCATTTCTTGAGAATAAATAGGTTCATACTGACTCTGCATTGTACGAGGATCAAACCCTTGAGCGTAACCAGCCATTTGCTCATAAACAGAGCCGCTAGTTCCTGCCATTTGTTCTGCTTGTTGCTCAGGCGATAACGTCCGAAAATCAGGAGCCTGATAATCAGGCATACCACGCAGTCTTGCTTGTAGCCGCTTTACAGCAGGATCGTTAGGACGAGTTCTTTGCAGATATTGCAACCGTCTCTGCATCCTTTGACTGTTCGGCTCGGCAGCCGCTTGTTGTCTTGGGTCTTGCCCCATTGCCCCATTTGCCATTATACCTGTCCTCCAAGATTAAAGCGGATTTCCATACCCAAAATTTGCATACTTGCGTTTTTTAGTGAACCACCAAAACGATAAGCCGCACAGTGGCCTTGCCCCTCTGTTGCAAACCTATCGAATATGTAATCTAAATCTGACGACCACGAACTACCCCACGGACTACCCCACGGAGTAAACACGCCTGGAGCCGTAGTGACTCCAGTAATTGCAGTTGCTCTCTTAAAGTCGGTATCTATTCCTACGTTAAGAGTGACTCCTCGTTTTGTTCTTACAATTGGCCGAATATCAGCAAATACTTTGTAGTTAGCTCGACTGCCAAAAAAGCTAAATGCACTTCTGCCGGAATACACTATTGATTGACTGTCAGTAGCAGTAACAGCATCAGCTTGCCCTGTTTCGCCCTTCCAAATAATGCCTTGCGCCGAACCGTAGTATGGCAAACGATTAAATACCGCTAGGCTAATTCCATGAGTATTGCTTGAAAGTCTAAACTCCGACCATGCCTGTGTATCAAGACTATAAACTAAATAACTAACGGTCGTACTACTAGTCGGAACACTTACATAGACTCGTCTGCCTGCTGGCCAAAACACACCTGCCCACTCATGGTCAAAAGAAAGTTGTGCAGCGTAATCACTTATAAAGGGGTTAATTTTTGCACTAACTGTATTTACAGCTTGAACAGGATCCATCTTAAACAAGCTCGAAATCGGCACAATGCCTTGCTGTGTCAGCACCCACATATCAGCGTTGATAGGAATAAACGCTCGATAACCCAATGGCTTTCCTATGTAGTATCGACCAACTAAAGACCAGTTAGAATCACTTGGCGAGGTTCCTGAAAAGAAGACCATCTCGCCCTCACTGCTACATGCAAAAAACAGAGCTTGTGAGGTTGTTGACGTTTGATTTGTGTAGGTTCCGCAGTTTACTAAAAACCCACCGTGATTAAATACATACTGAAAGTCGTAGCTGTTTGTGCTAGACGTACCGCTAACCCCTGTAGCTTGAGTATTTCCGTAGTGAACAATAGCGCTTTCTTTTTCTATCATGTAGAGGCGCTCACGGTAATTAGCGCAATTTATGATGTCGTGTCCGGTTACACCACCACCGAACGTAAAGGTTGTATCTGTAACAGTTCCAGAGCCAGTGTATACGCTAAAATGATCAACACCGTTTGCAAAATAGATATTATTTGCAAATACAGTACTCTGAAACTCTGCATCTGTGTGTGGTGTCAAATTAGTAATATCAGTACTAATTCCTGATTCGCTGACGCTGTATATGTTCGTATCGTTTGCCGCAATAAGTTGCTCAGTGCCATTTTTTAACTGCAATGTAGCTAAAAAATACAAGGGAGAGCTAAGGCCAGTATTTACAAACTCCTCATACCCTAACCGGACTGTAGGCGCACTTGGGCCACAAAACACGTTTACTAGCTCTAAAGCATGGCTAGGATCCATGTTATCTACGGGGCTTATTAAGTCTAAGCCCCGATATGGTGGTGGCATTGTGAAACCTTGCAGCGGCATTTATTACCTCATTCGTTGTGCAGGTGGTAGCTGGTTGAAATAATGTCCACCTTGTATCAACGCCTGCCTCTCTCTTATCTGCTGCGGCGTTGCATAGAATGGTAGAGGTCGGTACTGTCCTGCTGCCGTATATTGCCCGAACGGTTGTCCTGGCATCCGATTCAATGTTTCAGGATTTGGTAGGCGTTCTGGCTCTTGCATTGCTGCTGCTACTGCCTGACCTTGAGTTACACCAGCAGGTAGTTGACCCATCATGTTGCCATAACCTTGACCGCCAAAATAATCTGCAAAAAGTGGAGATCCTGCTGGCCTTCTTAACATTGCATCTTGAGGTGCATTGGGATTGTCGCTACGGAAGTTTCCACTTAATAAATTACTTTCTAATTGTTTCCTTTGCTCTGGAGTTAGATCCAACGGATACGGCTGATAATTTTCAGGTAATCCTTCAGGAAGTCCAGGAAACCTTCCAAGCTGTTGCCCGGCTTGTTGCCCGGCTTGTTGCGCTCTGTAATCCTCTACAGCTCTTTGTCGTCTAGCATCACGCCTTGCTAAATACTGTTGCCGTCGCTGTTGTCTAGCGGTCATTTCTGGCATTTCTGTAGGCTGACCAGCTACTCGACCACTGGGCTTAAACTCTCGGCCTTGACGCTCTAAATACTGCTTGCGTCGTTGTTGTCTTGCGCTAAGCTCTTTTAATCCGCCGCCAGTTGGTGGACGTGACATCATTCCTCTTGCCATTATAGCTCCTTACTTTTTTCTTTACCCTTGTATGCTTTTTCTAACGCTGCTCGCATTGAATTTGCTTTCACTAAATTGCCACTAGCATCTCGATACATGCCAGGAGAAAGTCTTGCAACCTCACCCTCGGCAGGTCGTGCAATTAACTCTTCCGTTACATCTGGCGTTGCTTCTCCAAACAATCTTGCAGCATGACTCATATTTCGGTCATATTCTTCTGCCGTAATTTTGTCCTCTGCTCGAAAGGTATCCATTATTTTCTGATACGCATCTCCGTCGAGGCCCTGCTGTGCAGCAAAATGCTTTACGTTTTCAATAGCAACCTGTGGGTCGTTCCCTGCATTACTAACCGCTGCCCTAGCTAACCACGCCGTAACGTCTGACATTTTTTGCCCTTTAAGACCGTAGCTGCTCACTAGGGGATCAAGCAGACCTACCGCTGCGCTCCACGCCTCCGGCTGTGCTTCCGCAATCTTATCAATTTCTTTCCATTTTAACTTGCTACCATCTACACCGAAGTCAAAGGCTGTGCCGTCAGCCAATGTACCCTGATAGTTTTCATCGACAATTCCGTTCTCTTGCCATACATCACGAATCCCATCTCGCAACATTTGTGCTTTGTTTTTACTAGAACCAAACTTAGCTGCCGTAAGTCCAGCTAAGGCTCCTACAACTGCTCCAATCGCTGTTCCGACACCAGGAATCACGCTACCAATAGCAGCACCCGTAGCAGCCATTCCCATTGCGCCAGTTTTATATCTATCGTTACCAGCCGCCATATCACTAAGAGCATCAGCAGTTTTGTATCCACTGTACAAACCTGTCACTACGTTTACGCCTGGTATTAAATATCCTCCTAGTGCGTCTCCTGCTGCTTGCTGTGCAAACTGACCTGCTAACCCTGAAGCTGCTATGTTTGTTGCTCCAGCAGTTCCATAAATACCAGCTCCGACCTTATCGCCGCCCTTGTACGCTTTGTATGCTTGATAAAGCTGCATGGCTCCCATGCCGCCTTGAGCTGCTTTATTCCAATCAATGTTGGAAAAGAACCCTGGATCGTTTAGAGCCTCCGATGGAACCTGCTCAACACCAGCAGGTGTTTCTATTGTTGCAGTCGCTCCTTTAACTTCTAATACTTTTGGAGTTGCAACACCGCCCCCAGTGCCACCTGTACCACCACCTAAATCTACTGCTCCAGCTCCGCTACCATCAACACTTGTTGTTGGAGGTGGGACTTGCCGTGTCATGCTAATAGAACCGCTTCCTGCGTCAGTCGGTGTTTGTCCATATCCCAAATACTTTTTTACGTTAGGAAATCCAGCAAGCGCTTCACCACCGACAACCATGCCACCTAACGAACCAGCAATTTGACCAGCCTGATAGTTTTGTTCTGCTTTTTCTTTTTCTCTTGCTAATTGCTCTTTTGTTTTCGGTTGGCCGAACCGTTGTGCTACAAGATTAGCAGCTTCTTGATATGGCATACCGTTAGAAACGTACCAGTAAAAAGTACCTCTAGGGTCATTAGCTACAAATGCAGGTGGTTGAAATCCATTCATAATCTATATCCATGTTCCAAATGATGCTACTCCGTTTCTTGCGTAAATCTGATTGCGTCTCATTGTTCCAGCATACTGAATCTTTGCTGGCATATCTCTCGACCATTCCTCGTGTAATTGCACTTGGTATTTAGGTCTTACACTGTCTAAGCCGTGAATCTCTGCAAACCTTTCTAAGATGCCCTGCTCCAATACTTTTTCATTAAAAACAGAACTATCAGTATCAGCTAGAAATTTATTGTAGGAACCACTGTAATACGTCCAAGTCACACCACCATCGGATACACTGCCTGTAGTATGCGTTGGTGGAGTTGCTCCTGTCGTGCCTCCAGAAGTTGTCTGATAATAATTGCCGTTATAAAAACAATAACTACCAGCCGGAAAAGCAGTAGTAGCTGTCCAGGTTTTAGGTTTAACACTGCGATCCGCAATGTATTCAAAAATGATGACATCACCGCTTTCCGTCGGCGTAGGATAAATAAGAAGTTGATCATTGCTAATACCTCTTATTTGAAACTGTTGATAAATAGTGGGGTTAAGGCCAAACCCTCTTATGTCGGCATAGTCTTGAGCCGTCATTGGCCCCAACACTCTCCAGCGGTTAGATTGATTCCAGAAGGTGTCGTACTGATAATAAGAAAAAGCGGCTGGCAAGGCATACTGCGCCTGACCAGCCACTAGAGTAATAGCCCCTGAAGCATAGCATTTAGTCCAGGGGTATTGCTCGAACATTTCAAGGTTAATTCGCTGTGCAATTGCAAGAAGCTGTTTCGTAGTAGTATCGGTAGCGCCGATCACATTGGCGCTTACGGTGTACCCTGCTTCGTCTGCTACATTTTGAATAACCGTGCTTAAACTCATTGCTTCCTTGGTCTACCTCGTCTCTTTGGCGTTTCTACTTCTACTGGTTCCGCTGCTACAGGTGTTTCTTCTTCTGCCATTTCTTTTCTTAGCGGTCTTAAATCCGTTCCTTCGTTTGCTTCAATGCGTTGTAGGAATAACTCTAGTTTTTCCTCTAATTGCTCTCTTTTTGCGGTCTCTGCTGCTAATTGTTGTTTTAGCTTTACCACCTCATTTTGATCTGAATTTGCAGCCTCTAACCAATCTTTTGCCATAGTGACAAGTTTTGATAGTGGCCCTATCTTTCTTTTAACTTCATCAGTTGCCGCTGCTAATTGCTCTACTGTCTTAAAGCCAAGATAGTTTAGCTCTCTTAGTGCAGAACCACTCATCATAGCCCACTCAGCTAGTGGAGTACCTTCGGTTACTGGCTCACTTCCTGCCTTAAAACGCTCGTAAAGTTCTGGGTATTCATGAATATCCTGCTGTTCTATGCGCCTAACAGTCTCATCACCACCAGGCCATTGAATTGAAATTGAAGGAATTTCGTCAAATATAGGTCGTCCCTCATTTAACGACTTTTCACGATTTTCATTGTAGGCATAAAAGAATTTCACATTAGCTCCGCTGTACCTTCTTTGCGGTTTGCTATTGCCATTCATTATACTTGCCCAATCTACCTGTGCCATAAATTCTCCCTGTGGTACATAAACGGTTTGTCAATATTTTTATATACCATAGTCACTATTACAAGCTCTAAACAGGATCGGGTCTTGGAGGCAACAATGCTTGTGCATCTGCCCACGACAAAACCTCAACCTCATTAAATCTCGATTGATCTAAATAAGAAAATGTTCCAGCAAACATTCCGTCTGGCCCCACTTCACTGAGTAAATCACCGTGAAGTATGTAACGCCCATCAGCCGTTTCTACAGGTGTGGCGTAATTAGTAGGTGGATGTTCTTGCTGTATTTCATCAAGCCGCATTTTCAAATCTACGGCAAACACTAAGCCGTATGTTTTGCCTTCGGCATAACTCAGCGGTAAATCTGGGATAAGGTCTTCTAAGGTCATGGCAAAGCGGCTCCAATTTCACTGACTAAAGTTGAAACTCGGCTATCAAGAGTCGCAAGTGTTACTGCCGCACCGAATGAATAAAAGGTGATTCGGCCGTTCGCTTTAATATATGCGCCTGTTCCTGGCAAGTGGTTCGCAAAAACATACATATTGGCGCTTGGCGCAGCACTACTTGTACCTGTAATGTTTCCGGTGCCACTGGGGTAGCGGTAATCAAAACCGAATGGCCCATTTCTTACGATGCCAGAAAATCCCGTTGCTGTACCTCTAGATAGCTGAGTGCTGTTAGGGTCTTTTGCACGTTGAATAAAAAGTGCGTTGTATCTATACACGATCTGAGCCGCATTTCCCGAACCAGGGAAATCAGTATATCCGATAATACCTCCTGTGCTACCGCCAGTATTGTGCAGTTCAGTCTCATACACGGACAAATGAAAATCATTTTGACCATCTGAATTAGCGGCTAATCCAGTATCTATATATTTGGTGCTTGCATCACCTTTTAACCCTGTGGTTCTACTGTAATCACCACTAACAAAGTTGTTGTTGATGGGCGTAGGCATGGAAGGAACTAGTGGAGTTAAAGCACCAGCGACTGTACGAGCGCCAAGCAATAAGCAACAAGCCGATAAGTCAGTGAGCAACCCATCGTCTTTTAAGCCTACAAAGAAGTTGTTATAGGCTTCTTTAACATCAGTCTCTAACGCTTGACCGTCGGCAGCCTCTACAGCATCAATGTAGGTTTGAGCGTCAGAATCGTAGGCAGGGCCGCTTACATTGCCGACCACCGAACCTACAACTCCAAGACCTTTAATGCCAATAAACATACTAGTACATTGCTACAATAAGCGTTGCTGTTGTGCTTGTTGAATAAACCTTGCTTGCAAATATTGGCAACAAAGTCCCTGCTGGCACCGTGATCTGTACTGGAGAAGTGTCGCCTTGCGCTAAAACATTTACAACACCAGCGCCGCCTACAAACAAAGCTCTTACCGCACCGAGATCAGTGCTGTCGCTAGGTGTAACGGTTGCTAGTTTTGACGCTGAGAACAGTGCGCCTGGATTAGAAGGTGTAAAATCGCTTGCCATAATGCCTCAATAAAAAGTGGGGGGAGAGTTTCCTCCCCCCCCTTCAGTCGCTTAATTAACCGACAAATATCCAGTTGTTTTAACTTCAACTGTTCCAGCTCCCACGAGTGTTGTAAGCCCGACTACGTTCTTAATGAGCGTAGTAGAAGCATCATCAACAACACCAGCAGTAGCCGTTGTTTGTAGGTTAGCATCAGCAGCGTAAGAAGCAGCGGCCTTAACCTGTATTCCGCTTCCTACTCCACCACCGCCAACACCGCCAACGAATACCCAAAGGTATTCATCGTTAGCAGCAGCTACCTGAGCAATACCAACCTGGAGGTTATTACTTCCAGCGTTAGTAGTTGTCAGCATAGCAGCCTGCCCGTCATCGCTGATTTTTACAGCAGCGTATTGGTCGATAGCACCGTCAGCTTGAACGAACATCCAAGTTCCGTCAGGTGTTTTTCCTACTGAACCAACTCCAATTGGGAGAGGTAGATCAGTAGTTGTATATGTTTTTCCTGGATTTACTCCAAATGCTTGACTTGACATATTTTACTCCTCCTTATGGTGCAATTACAGCTTGTAGAGCAGGAGCCGCACAACACAAGTTACCTTCCACGATAATAACCGTGAAGAAAGCATCTTGGTCGATAGGTCGATCCATCTGAGGCTGAAGAGGTTTGAAGTCTGCGCCTCGAACCATATCAAATGTCCAGTACTTAGTATTCATAAGTCGGATTGAATTTGATTCAAGAACTGCCGATCCATAACCGCCATCAAACACGAAATCAACGCCGTCATAAGAAAGGGCACGGAAACCACCGACTGCTTTCTTAGTAGGAGCTTGAATACGCTGAATAGCTGTTAGGGAGCTGTGCAGATGCTTCCAAGCTGTACGATCACAAAGACCAAGATCAACTTGCTCATCGCCACGAACAACCTGAGAGATTGTATCAGTTACATTGCCTTGTACGTTTGTAGCGTCAAGTGTAGCTGTTACAGCTAGGTTACGAGCAAATACGTTAGTTGAACGGTCAATTGTTCCGTATGTACCTGAAGATGGAGATGTAGAAATTGCTTTCTTAATACCATCAAACTCAAGTCCACCAGAACCTGTTCCGTCGCCTCGAAGCGAAGTTCCAACAGTATTCTTCAAACGAGAAATAGCTGCCTTCATCTTCATCTCAGCAAGGTCTAGGAGTTGAGCTTCATCACGGTTAGCTCGTCGCTCACGACCGCTTATAGCTACTGGCTCATATACTTGCTTGATAGCGAATCGAAATGCTGTAGCATCATCAATTGCTGAAAGATCAAACGAATCATAACCTTGGTAGAATCCTCCTACAGCAGCATCATTATACATGATGGGTTTTCGGAGTTCGTATCCACCAGAAACTTTGCGAACAAGACCTTGATCGTCCAGTGAAGCCAAAAGCGGATTATGGTGAAGAACCTCATCAGCGATGGAATCAGACTGGTCAAACAAGGTCGCTACAATTGCTTCCTCTAAATTTGCCATTTTATTATCCCTTTAATGTCGGGATAACCTTACAACTATCCAGCCATGCGGCGGCGTAGATTATCCCGAATATTTTTACTTTCTATTCTGGGAGTTCCACTACCTGCGGAGCCAGTTATTGATTTGCTCGCCGCCTTAGCTTTAGCTACCTTGGCTTGCTCTTTTTCCATTGCCGACTGAGCAGCCATCTTTGACATTAGGCTGGAGAAAGTCGGATTGCCGTTAACCACATAGTTATAGGCCGTTTCCAGTATTTCCTCTGCGGAGCTGTACTTGCCTGTACTTGTAAGAGCCTGAACTACAGGGGCCATCTCTGCTTCAAGTTGGGCTGCTGTTTCAGGATCTTTGAACAATGGTTTGTTAGCTGTAAATGAGTTTACAACTTGTTGATTGTAATACTCAATAGCCTTTTTTTGCTGGTCATTCTGCATTGATTGAAACTTCTCATCAGCAATGCGCTCTGCCTCTTCTTTGGTAAGGTAGTTGGTTTGAGCAGCCATTTCTGGTTGTTGTGGCCCTGCCATTTCTTGATCAAGTAAGTCATCAACCGTCAATCCATAGCTTTCAAGCCATTCTCTTGCTGTAGTAACAGGGTTATTTTGCATAGCTCTATCCCATGCAATTGATCGCCTTGTTACGTCGGCAATCGTATAGCCCTCTTTAGCATACTCATCTTCATATTGTTTTACGCTATCATGAAGGCTGCTTAGGTTATTCTTTAATTGATTAACCTCTTGCATCTTCTTATCGTATTGAGTGCGTGTCTCATACGCTCTCCGATTTAGATAGGATTGGATGATATGACTATTTTCTGGACTTGGATTAAGAAAAGCCTGCTTCTCGACAGCGTTCATGTCAGCAGGTGGCGCAAGTGGTGCGTGAGTCTCTTCGGGAATTGCTTCTGTAGCTTCTTCTGCAATAGCTTCGGCTTCTTGTTCTTCGCTTTCTACCTCTACTGCTGCTTCCTCATGATCGGGCTCATTTGTAGACTCACCCGACAATTGCTGCTGTAGGGCATCTCGTATGCTTACATCAGCTTGCTCTCGTTCTACTTTAATCTCTGTGCTTTCAGCGGTATCAACCATTTCTGTACCTATCTATTATTTGACCTTTGAGTTTTGCGACTAATGCTTGCTCAGAAGAACCCGATTCTTTTTCTGGCACATACCCTCGCTCGTATGAATCGCCGACTTCTACAGCGCCAGCAGCTCTATAGGCAGCCCGCAATTTTGCCTTGCTTGTATATACTTCTTTTGGGTTTAATGGATTCCTGGTCGGTTCCATCTCATCCTGGATAAACAAGTCTCTTGCGTATTTTTCTCGAACAACTTCTTCTACTGGAACGACCTTGTTTTGTGTTTTACAGAATTGATAAAGCTTATACTTTGTCATCTGTCCTCCCTGACTTTTTTCTTTAGCTAATACAATTAGTTTGTAATTGTTTTGCTTTTTCGTCACTTTTGGACTTGCGTATAATTTATCTTTTTATTTGCCAACAAGTAAGTAGTTATTTTCTACATCATTGTGTTTTATTCTTCAACGCCCTACTCATTTTCTATAGGCGGCGTAGTATTTATAACAATTGGCCGTTCTGCTTCTGCTCTTTCAGCCGTCATTTTCGACTGCTCGGTAATGTTTTGCATTGCTAACCTAATTCGGTCTAACTCTTGCTCGGAGCTTAAACGTCGCTCCTCCATCAGCTTCTCAGATTCCGAAAGCTTTATCCGCATCTGTTCCAGCTCTAGTTTTTGTATTTCTAGGATTTGATTCATTTGCGATGTTTCTTGCTGAATCTGCTGCTTAGTTGATTCATTAGATGAGTCAGCTTGCACTTCAAGCATATTTACTTGCACTTGTTGCGATTTAACTTGGATCTCTTGTTGTTTTATCGCTATTTCTTGCTGTGCTATGTACTCTTCAAGTTGGTACTTTTGCACTTCTAATTGCGCTGCTAATTGATCACGCTGCATTTTTAGCTGTTGCTCTTGCATTGAAATCTGGTTTTTAACGCTCTTATCCTGCATTTCCATTTGAGTAGCAGCCATCCTAGCTTCTGCCTCAATCTGTGCAATTTGCAGCCTACCTTGGATTTCCATCATTGTTGGATCTGGTGGAGGTGGTTGTTTTGCTGCTTCCTCCTTGGCTTGCATAATCTCGCCGAGCTGCTCAAACGCACCCATAAAGATTGCGTCTAATTCCTTACCGCCCTTAAAGCGTTTTATCATATTCTGAAACAGTGACATGGAAAATTGCAGTAAAGGCGGATATTGCTCTACTAATCCTCTCATTTGGTCAAAGAAAGCACCTGTAGTTTGAATAAGCTGCATACCTTCTTGTTGTTGCTGCATCTGATCTACGGCAACCATAGAATCGGTACTAACCTCGATGCGATAGCTTCTTTGCTTGTTATCTCGCAAAACACCAATTATCTCCTGCCCATACCGCATCATCTGTTCCTCTGGTGACGGTGGAGCTGGCATTGGCATAGGCGCTGCCGTCTCAGCGGTGGGAGATCCCATGCCTTCTGGGGCCGCCTCGACAGGCTCAGGTGGCTGCTGTATGAGAGGAGATATTAATTCTGGTAAATTACCAATATCGAGCAACGTTTCCTCTTCAAATTGCTCGGCGATAATTGTAGCTAGGTTTGCTACAGAATCAGAAATAAACTTACAGAACATATTCTGTCTAACGACAAGTCCCATACTAGACCATGCGTTTTCTAGTCTATTTGCCGTTGCCGATTTGTATTGTTCCGAAGTTCCACGCAATAGATCCGAAACCTTTAGTGTCTCGTAAAGCTGCGTTAAAGCTGTTTGCCTTGCTGCCTGAAGAACCTGTAACGCATTTATGTATGGCTCAATGTTAAACCCTTCAACACCGTTAGAAAGACCGCCACGCTGCTTGTAGCTAGGCCAGTTAGTGACAGGAATTAGTTTTAAGTCACCAGTAAGTAATTGCTCGATTTGGTCTCCTAAAGTGCTGTCATAAACACTATTAGTCCGTATTGCTTGTGTAACGGCATGAATACGAGTTGTTAATCTTTCTACTTCGAGAACTTGGTCACGAACATGAGTATAATCGGAAACAGGAATAACAGAGTCGGGGTCATCAGACTGAGTGATAACTGAACAAGGATAAAACTTTTCAAACTTAATTGCTGGCTTGCTTGCCTCAATGATAGTTTTTTCTCCATCTTTGGACATCCAATAGACTGTATCTGTTTCTTCGCACCAGATTTCGTACAGCTCTGCCTTTCCTTCATACTTATCGTCTCTTCGCCGTATGCTTTTCTTTATTACTTCAGGATAGCTAGTATAGCTTAAAGTCTCTGCTATTTCAGGACCGAACATGCTAGTAGCTTTTTCTCTACTAACAAAAGCTCGTCTTGCTCTCCACTCTACTTCTGCTTCGGTTCTGGCATCAGAGCAAAGATAATCGTTGTATTGAACAATCTCCAGGATCGCTTTTTCGTCAACCTTGCGCTCAATCTCAGCAGACACCATGACAATGTTAGAATCAGTTTCGACAAGATTTGACGTATCGCCTTCATATTCTTTGCCCTCTGGTGTAACAAGTTTGCCTTCAGGAGACTTGATGAGCGCAAATTCGCTCATCACAGTCTCAAACTTAGGCTCATATCTAGCCCATAAAACAGCTTGGCCAGTGAGGAGAAATTGTAAAGCAGCGGTGTATCCCACCTGATCAAAACTAAAATGAACGTCCATAGCGTACTGTGTGTTTCGCTCTAGGACTACGCTCCCAAGTTCGTAGGCTACACCGCCACTTCTTTTTCTTAGGTCTACTTCTGCTTTTGGGGTAGAGCTGTAGTAAGCTGGCAAAAGAGTATTTATACAGTACCACCATACGTTAATACGACGCTCAACATCGTTCATGACGTTCATGTTCTTTTGAGCGTTATATACTTTTATGGATTCTTCAGCTTGATCGATAAACAGCTTGCGACGTTCTTCAGCTTCAGTAATTTGTGCCTTCCACCATCTAGGAGAGTATTTTTCGACTAATGGCTGGACTTTGTTCATATTCGTGCCTGTTTTTGTTTCCGACGTATTTTATTTACGTAATCTGCCAAGACAATTACACCTGGCTTTCTTGTATTCTCTCTTTGTTCCCATTTAGCATCAATTAGTCTTGCCTTGCACAAATACCGTAAAGCATCGCAGGCATGGTCAGCGCCAGTTGTATCGGCATCTTCTGGCCTTCTTTTGTCAATTGCTAATGATGGTAAAGTTTCTAATAAATATGGGCAAGTAGCAAATATATACAGCAGTGGCGGCTTACCTACGAGTCTTTGTCTTATTTGCGCCCAACCTGATATACGGTCATTGTCAGCACCTCTAAAGCTAGGATGCTTATATTTAGCAAAGACAGTATTAAATTGGTCATTAATACTAGGGCCACCGTCATGACTAAAGATAGATGGGTCTGCTACTGCAACCAGATCTTCTCCGACTGAGACACTAGCGATTCTGTCTGCTTGCTGTTGGTTATCGACTCCCTTACCATGCATTTCTCGATATATGACAATTGCTCCTTTAGGGTACGGTACTTCATTGCCAGCATCATCCACTCCACTACTAACAGCCCCCCAAACAGCAGCAAAAGGACTCCTATAGCCCCAATCGTACCCCAAGTATCGGGGCCAGTGTTGAGGCACATTAAAAGGACTAACGATATGTTTAGAGCTAAACTCAGGAAAGTAACTACCTTCATGGATTTCAAAATCTCCTTCTAGCCATGCCCTAACTAATTCAGGGCTACCAACCATATGTAATCTATCAACATATTCAGGGTCATTAGCCAATAAAATCTGGTTATCATGTACTCTACTAGGCAAATAGATGTAATCAAAATGCTTCCCGTTACCTAGTTTCTTTTGCAGTATTTTCTTACCTTTAGGAGCAGGCTTAATAAACATCTCTTTTAGCCAGTGATGCCCTACACCACCTGGGTTAAAAGTAAGTATAATCTGCCCTCCACCTCTACCTCGTAATGCACCAAAGAGTTTCCAGATACAGCTAGGGTCAGCGTAGTTACCAGCCTCTTCTATAGCGCAATC